AAGCACATGGGTACGGATATGTTCAACACGGTCAACGCCGACATTTATACCGAGTTTGCGAAAGCTACTCAGGTGGTTGTCGGTACGAAGTTCAACTTCGACCTGTTTGCGGATGCTCAGTCCGTCCTCGCTCTCGAAAATCTTGAAGATGTCACCATCTTTGCTTTCGTGTCTCCCGCCGATGTCGCAGACATTCGTAAGGAGCTGAAAGATACCTTGCAGTATGTCGAAGCGTTCGCAAGGAACGGCTATATCGGCACTGTGGCAGGTGTGAACATCTACACGAAGAAGGATGCGACTTCCGGCTCTATCTATATGGGTACAAAGGAAGCTGTCACCCTGTTCAACAAGAAGGGTACGGAAATCGAACAGGAGCGTGATGCGAATACTCGTGAGAACGCTATCTATTCTCGCAAGTACTACATTGCTGCTCTGACCAACGAGACGAAGGTTGTCAAACTCGTCAAGGGTACGGCAACTGCCGCCACTGAAACTACGGTCACTTCGGGTACTACCTATTACAAGAAAGTCGGCAACGGCTATGTAAAGGTAACTCCGTCTACCGGGGACAATCCGAAAACGAGCGGTTGGTTCACCATTGCGTAATTGAAAGGAGGCAAGCAACATGGTTTGGAGCGATGAAGATAAACTTGCTCTGCTCAAATCCCTCTTGAACGAGGAAAAGGGTGAGGAAACCGCCGACAGCGTGTTGCTTGCCTATCTTTCTGTGGCAGGTCGAAAGATTATCCATAGAGCCTATCCTTTCAAGGGAGACGATATTGAGCGAGTGCCGGACAAATACGCAACCACTCAGGTTGAAATTGCCTGTTATCTGCTCAATAAGCGTGGCGCAGAGGGTGAGACCTACCATAGCGAAAACGGCATCAACCGCTCTTATGAAAATGCCGATGTGCCTGAGTCGATGCTTTCAAGGGTGACTCCTTTTGTGGGGGTGTTCTGATGAGGTGTCTGCACAGAAACAAGCGCAAGTTCTACTATGCCCTCTTCAAAGAAAAGGTTGCTATCAAGGATGAGTACGGCAACGACAGCGGCGAATATCGGGTGGTCTACCAAACGCCTGTTGAAATGAAAGCAAATGTTTCGGCAGCGACAGGCGAAGCTCAGGTTGAGCAGTTTGGTAATTCGCTCTTATACGATAAGGTCATCATTACGGATGAGCTTGATTGCCCGGTTGACGAACACTCTGTTCTCTGCATTGACTCTCCTCCCTCCTATGATAAGGACGGCAATCTCATCTTTGACTATATCGTGAAGAAAGTCGCAAAGTCTATCAACACTATTTCCTTTGCGGTAAGCAAGGTGGAAGTATCGTGAAGAAGATTAAATGCACTCTCGGAACGCTTGATAAGGCGATTGCCGAAATCGAGCAGTACCAAAAAGACTTGGATAAGAAAGTCCATACCCTGATGGAACGATTAGCCGAGATAGGAATTGAGGGGGCAACCGTTCGCTTTGCAAATGCCATTTATGACGGCATGAACGATGTGCGAGTGAATAACACCCCGGTATGGATTGCCGATAACAAGTTGGCTATTTCTGCATCGGGAAGTGCAATCACTTTCATTGAGTTCGGCTCAGGTGTGCATTATGCAGCACAGGCTCATCCGAAAGCAGGAGAGTTCGGCTTTAACCGTGGCGGTTACGGCTATCACTTAGGTAAGCTCGACTCGTGGCGATACTCAGGCAATCCCGGAACAAATGGTGAGGTCATCACTAAGGGCAAGCATCAAGGCGAAGTCAAAACATACGGCAATCCGGCAAACCGGGCGTTATATGATTCCGCTAAGAAAGTGCGAGAGCAAATTACTAAAATCGCTAAGGAGGTGTTCGGAAGTGATTGACATTGAAAATGAAGTATTCACAAAGATTGCATCCGAACTCCGTTCTCAGTTCACGGGCATCAATGTTTACGGTGAGGATGTACGCAGTCCCTCTCAGTTCCCTTGTGTCAGCGTAGTCGAAGCCGACAATTACACGGTCAAGAGTACGCAGGACTCCGGGAGCAATGAGAATCACGCCAATCTGATGTATGAGGTCAATGTCTACTCAAACAAAACGAGCGGAAAAAAGACCGAGTGCAAGGAAATCCTTTCCGTCATTGATGACATTCTTTTGGGTCTTGGGTTTACCCGGACAATGAAAAACCCTGTTTCGATGGACGATGCTACTATCTATCGGATGGTTACGAGATACACGGCTATCGTCTCAACAAATCAAACAATTTACAGGAGGTAATAAGTAATGGCTATTTCTACTTACAAGGTCTTTCTGATGAAGAAAGGTGATTCGGGAAACACTTATACGAAGCTCGTTGACATCAAGGATTTTCCTGACCTCGGCGGTGCGCCTGAGATGCTTGAAACGACCACTCTTTCCGATGGGATGCAGACCTACATTCCGGGTATTCAGTCTCTCGAAGCGTTGGAGTTCACTGCCAACTATGACAAGGATGACTACACTACCCTCGCCGCTCTGAAAGACACTGAGTGCAGCTTTGCTGTTTGGCTTGGTGGTACTGAGTCGAGCGGTACGGTCACTCCTACCGGGTCTGAGGGTAAGTTCGAGTTCAAGGGCAAGCTGAGCGTGTTCGTTGTTGGCGGCGGTGTGAATGAGGTTGTCGATATGACTATCACCATTGCTCCGTCTACGCCTATCACCGTCAGCTCTACCTAAGATTTAAGAGGAGGAATATATCATGGCTAAGACTATCACATTCAACTTTGAGGGTACTGACTATACTCTCGAATACACGAGAGCGACTGTTGCCACTCTCGAAAAGCAGGGATTCAATATCAGTGAAATCTCTGAGAAACCCCTGACTACTCTTCCCGCTCTGTTTGCGGGTGCGTTCCTTGCCCATCATCGCTTTGTGAAGCGTGATGTCATCGACCGTATCTACGACAAGATGACAAACAAGATGGACTTGGTGATGCGACTCGCCGAGATGTATAACGAGCCTATCGAAGCACTTGTCGATGAGCCGGAGGAGTCCGAGGGAAACTTGACTTGGGGAACGAGTTGGTAAGTGACTCGCAACCCCATCGGGGCGGCGGGTCTAAGGGCTTTGCCGCCCTCTCTTATACTGAGATGTTCTATACTCACTTACCATACTACTTGGCTATCGGTATGCCTTACGACCTATATTGGAACGGAGACTGCCGACTGACAGAGTGTTATCGGAGAGCTGAGGAAATTAAGCAGCGACAGCGAAATCAAGACTTGTGGTTGCAGGGAATGTATATCTACGAAGCATTGTGTGATGTCTCTCCCATTCTTCAAGCCTTTGCAAAGAAAGGTACAAAGCCGACTCCGTATTCCTCTGAGCCATACGCTATTACTGCAAAACAGGTACAGGAAAAGCGTGAAAAACAGGAACAGCTCAGGTTTGAAAAAACAAAGGCGAAAATGGCAGCATGGGCGGCGAAAACGAACGCTCAGATTGCTGTTCGAGCCGGAAAGGAGGTAGACGGTGGATAACACGATTGACAATCTGCAAATTGAAATAGAGTCCTCGACTACCGATGCGCAGCGTGGACTTACAAAACTGAAAAACTCTCTGCAAAAGCTAACCGAGATGAGTAATGCAGTTGCCAACATGAATGAGGGTGGTATCAGCAAGCTCAAAGCTATGGCTGACGGTGTAGAATCTCTCGCCAACGCCGGGAGCAATCCCGGTCTGAGTACCGCTATCTCTGAGCTGAGGAAATTGTCGAAGATTGATTTTTCCAATCTCGGCGCAGGGTCGGATAAGGTTTCTGAAATTGCTGAAAAAGTCAGTGAAATCACTGCCGCAAATCCGACTTCCAACATTACTCCTCCTGCCGCTTCTGCTGAAACAGTCGATATTGCTCCGAGTGTAGATGAGGAATCGACAAAGGGAAAGCTCTCACAGCTTAAAGCCTTTGCTTCTACCATTTTCTCATCTATCGGAGGTACTGCAAAAACCGTTTTTGGCGGTATCGGCAAGGTTGCAGGTGGCGTTTTCAAGGGTGTCAGTGCTGTCATTAAGGGCGTAGGAAAAGCCGCTCAGAGTGTTTTCGGGGCAGTCAAAAAGCTCGGCAACTATATCGGCGGCAAACTGAAAAGCGGTCTGAGTACCGCTACAAAGAAGTTCTCAGGCTTTGTTCGCTCTATGGGTCGTATCGCTATGTACCGGGCTATTCGGTTTCTTCTCTCTCAGATAGCAACCGCTTTCAAAGAGGGAACGAACAATGTTTATCAGTACAGTAAGGCTATCGGCGGCAACCTTGCTTCTTCTATGGACAGGATTGCATCGAGCTTTTTGTACTTCAAAAACTCTGTTGGTGCGATGGTTGCCCCGCTTCTTAATGCGCTTGCCCCTGCAATCGAGTATGTCATCGACAGAGCGGTTGCCCTTATCAATGTACTGAATCAGCTTTTTGCAAAGCTCACCGGGGCGAGTACTTGGACTAAGGCGGTCAAATCGCAGACTGAGTATGCCGAAGCCGCAGGTGGCGCAGCGGAAGCCGCTAAGAGCCTTACCGCAGGTTTTGACGAACTGAATGTTCTCTCCGACAGTGGAGGGGGCGGCGGTGGCGGTGGTGCTGACTACGGCTCTATGTTTGAGGAAATGCAGCTCGACAGTGACTTTGCTACATGGATAGACCAACTCAAAGACGCTATCTCCAACGGCGATTGGGCGGGTGTCGGAACGATTCTCGGCGAAAAAGTCAATGAGGTTATCGACAAAATCGACTTTGCCGGAATTGGCTCTAAGTTGGGCTACGGTATTCAGTCTGCTTTTGAGGTGGTTTACAACTTCCTCGACACCATCAACTTTGAGAAAATCGGCTCAGGTATCGCAACGCTTCTCAACAATGCGATGGAGCAAATCGACTTCAACTTGGTCGGTAAGACCTTTGCGAAGAAGTGGTCGATTCTCGTAGATACTCTCTACGGTTTTGTCACAACTTTCGATTGGACGAAGTTTGGTCTTGCGATTGCCGACTTTATCAACGGTTGGTTTGAAGAGGTTGATTTGACGAAAGCGGTACAAACCGCTCAGGGAATCATCCTCGGCATTTTCGAGAGTCTGCAACAGGCTATTCGGAATGTGCAGTGGTACAAAATCGGCACTCAGATTATGGATGCAATTGAGTCGATTGATTGGATGTCTCTCTTGGGAAGTCTCGGTCAAACTCTGAGTGATGCGGTTGTCGGTCTGCTTGACCTGTTGCTCGCCGCAGTCGGTGAAACCGATTGGGGTAAAGTCGTGCAGGACATTCTCGCCGGACTCGGTGAGATGATTGCCAACATTGATTGGGGGCAAATCCTCGCAAAAATCGGTACGCTGATTGTTGAGCTTGTCGTTCAGATACCCGGCATCATTGTCGGTGCGCTCGGCGGTATCGCTGACCTTTTGGGCGGCTTGTTTGAGGGCTTTGGTCTCGACAGCGTGGCAGGATTCTTTCACGGCATCGGAGAGAAGATGCGTGAAGCGGGTACTTGGCTGAAAGAAAACCTTGTTGACCCGGTTGTGAATTGGGTGAAAAACTTGTTCGGCACCCACTCTCCTTCTACGGTCTTTGCTGAGATTGGTACATTCCTCGTTGACGGCTTGTGGCAGGGCATCAAGGACACTTGGCACACTATCGTTGAGTTCTTTTCCGAGAAATTGGAAGGTATCAAACAGGTTTGTTCCGATGCGTGGGAGAGCATCAAATCTACGGCAACGACCGTATGGAACGGTATTAAATCGTTCTTCTCGACCACTTGGAACAACATCAAGGGTACTGCTACGACCGTGTGGAACAACATGAAAACCACAATGGCTACCACTTGGGATAATGTCAAGACCAACACCACAAATGCGTGGAACAATGTAAAGTCTTGGCTCTCTACCACTTGGGGTAACATCAAAACTACGGCAAGTACGACTTGGGATAATCTGAAATCCACTATCAGTACGGCGTGGTCGAATATCAGCTCCGACACCTCGACTAAGTGGAACAGCATCAAGTCCACCCTGTCTACTCTGTGGAACAATGTGAAAACCAACGCAAGTACGGTATTCAACAACATCAAGACCAACATCGCTACGGCTTGGAACAATGTGAAGTCCAACGGTTCTACGGTTTGGGGCGGCATCAAGACAAACCTCTCGACCACTTGGAACAACATCAAGGGTACTGCGACTACTGCGTTTACCTCGATGAAAAACTCTATTTGCTCGATATGGGACGGCTTAAAATCGCATATTTCTTCCGCTGTTGACTCTATCACAGGGTTTGTGAACAAGATGAAAAACATCGTCTCAGCCGGAGTTAATGCGGCTAAGAGTGCGCTCGATAGTGCCGTTTCTTGGGCATCCAACGCCGTAAGCTCTGTCAAGAGTGCCTTGTCGAGTATCGGAAATAAGGTGTCGAGTGCCGTCAGTTGGGTCGGCGGTAAGCTCGGTTTTGCATCGGGCGGTTTCCCGGAAGTCGGGCAGCTCTTTATCGCTCGTGAAGCGGGGGCTGAGATGGTCGGCTCTATCGGCGGTCGAACTGCCGTTGCGAACAACGACCAAATCGTAGAGGGCATCTATCAGGGTGTTCTCGCTGCTATGAGAGCCGCTGAGGGCAACAATAACGGTAACTTCGATGTCAAGGTATATCTTGATGGCAAGCAGATAACCGCCGCCGTAGAAAAGCGGCAGAGGGAGCGTGGCGCAACTATTTATTCGGGAGGTGTTCTCAATGGCATTTAGAGCATTGGTTACTGTTGGGAATTATCCGTTCCCTGAGCCGTCTGCTTACTCAGGCAACACGGCAACGCTCGTTGATTCCGCTCGTAACCTCGAAGGTGTTGTCATTGGAGCGGTCATCCGAGACGATGTAGCAAAGGTTGAGCTGTCTTGGCGGTATCTGACCGTTGAACAATGGGCGGCAATCAACAAGTGCTTCAAGCAGTCTGCCGGAGGTAAATTCTATAACACGGTAACATTTTTCGACCAAAGTGCCGGAGGATGGGTTACTAAGACGATGTATGTCAGTGACCGAAGTGCCGGAATGTGGAGACGAGACCCGGAAAACGGAGACATTCTCGGATGGACGGAATGTAAGCTCTCTCTTGTGGAGGTGTGATTATGCAGAATGTTTCGGATGCTTGGAAAGCTGTTCAAAGGCAACAGCTTGTCAACGAGAGCTTTGTTGAAATCTCTTTCGACATCGCTGACCCAGATGCTCTTGCGGATGCAACCTCTGAGGACAATGGAGCAATCTATATCGCCAACACAGAGCAGATTGTGAGCGAAGTAGATAAGAATATTGTGCCTTATGGCACTTTGGAGGAAAATCTTTGGCTGCTTGACGGCAGTCGAAGATTTATCCCCGATTCGGAATACGGAGATACCGGGTACATTGGAAATCTGCTTTCTGAGGAGGATGGCGGTTTCGACCGCAGTCCGATTGTGGACATCAACTTCTCGGAAATCCATGACCCGATTATCCCCGGCATCACCATTACTTGGGGCATCGCTTATAACGAATACGCTGAGACTTTCCGGGTGACAGCTTACAATGGTTCAACCGTTGTTGCGGACATCCGTGTTGAAAACAATACCTCAGTCAAGTCGGTTGTAGAACTCGACATCGAGACTTATGACAGCATCCGTATTGAAATTCTCAAATGGTGCTTGCCGTTTCATAGAGCAAGAATCGCTGAGGTCTTTGTCGGTGTCAATAAGGTCTATGGCAAGAGTGACATTACCGGGTATTCGCATGAACAGGATATAAGTCCGATTGGGGCAAGTACTCCTGTCAACAAGATGAGCTTTGCCCTCGATAACAGCGATAACATCTATGACCCGAACAACACAACAGGCTTGTCGAAGTATCTGATGGAGCGACAGGAAATGCGTGTCAAGTACGGTCTGAAACTAAATGACGGAACGATTGAGTATATTCCCGCAGGTGTGTTCTATCTCTCTGAATGGAACGCTCCTCAGAATGGCATTAAAGCGAACTTTACCGCACGAGACCTCTTGGAGTTCATGCAAAAGACCTACACCAAAGGCGTGTATAACTCTGCCGGAGTAAGTCTGTATGACCTCGCAATCGCCGTTCTGAACGAAGCCAATCTTCCGCTCAATGATGACGGCACTAAAAAATGGGTTGTCAGTGACAGCTTGAAAACCGTCAAAACGGTTGCTCCTCTGCCGCTGAAACCCATCTCGGAGTGTTTGCAGTATATTGCACAGGCGGGATGCTGCATTATCTTCTGCAACAGGTCGGGGGTGCTGCATATTGAAGCTATCTCGACTGCTACTCAGGACTACGCATTAACAGAGTTTAATCTGTTTTCTCGTCCTGAAATCTCGTTGCAAAAGCCCCTCGGTGCAGTCAGCACAAAGGTTTATAACTATTATGCCGATGAGACCGGGAAAAAGCTTTTCAACGGAAAGATAACTGTCAACGGCACAAAAGAAGTCGTTGTGACCTACTCCGAAGCGGCAGTCAACGCAAGCGCAAGCGTGAGTGGCGGCACATTGGTTTCTGCAACCTACTACACCAACACCTGTCATCTCAAAATCACAGGCAGCGGTGAGGTTACAGTGACCGTCATAGGAACGCTCCTCAAACACTCGGATTCAAACTATGTTCTCAATGTGACTGAGGACGGTGAAACGCAAACGGTCGATAACCCGCTGATTGCTTCTACTGCCGTTGCAACGACAATTAGTACTTGGGTGAAGAATTGGCTGACCTATCGAAAAATCGTCACTATGAGCGGATGGAGAGCTGACCCCCGGCTTGATGCTACGGACATTATCTCCTCCGAAAACAAGTACGGTACGGAGTCGGTGCGTATGACCTCGGTCAAGTACAAATATGCGGGAGCGTTCAGAGGAACAGGCGAAGGGAGGGTTGTGTAATGTCAGTTTGGATTGACCCTGTATTTGACAGGACTCAGGAAGATGTTTCGGTTGCCGAGGAAAAGATTCAGGAATGGATTAAGGCTAAACTGACAGGCAACCCCATTGAGACCTATGAGTTGAAAGGCTGTCTCAATCTCACGGACATCAACCGTATTGAGGGAAATATTCAGTATCTCAGTGATAGGCTTGATGAGCTGCACTACCCTCCCGGCACTTCCTGTAAGGTATGGGAACGAAGCGGTCTGCCAACGGAGAGGGATATTCGCAGAATCCTTTCAAATGTCAACCTCATCATCTCAGCGTACTATCAGCAAGACAATGTTTCGGCAGTTCCCGATGATATGGGAACATATACAGACATCAATGCTATCGAAGAAAATCTTTACAGAATCAAACAGCTACTCGATTCCATGATTGCAGGTTTCCAAAAAAGCGGAATGTTTCAATCAAGAGCGATGAGAGCATTACCTATCAGGAGGTGAATATCGTATGGCGTATGTATCAAGAGAAATCAAAGACCGGGTTGCTATCGGTGACAACTGCTTCTATATGGAAGAGTTAGAGGATGGTCGCATTATGCTAACTCCTGCTCCTGACTCCATTACAGAAACAGGAACAGACATCAACAAAGCCCTGCTTCAACCCATCGAGGATAGGGTTGTGTGGCTGATGAATCGAGTTTTCGATGACATCACAAGCAATCCGTTTATGATGGCGTTCAGCGACTTGACAGGCATCACGGTCACAGGCGTATGGAATGAAGCTCTGAGCAGAATCGAGTGTTGATATGGCAGTAAACACTTCTCATCGCAAAGAGCCGACAGAAATGAATGTCATCACCAAAGCTAAGGATGTGTTCAAACACAGTCGCTTGATGATTAAGACCGACAAGCACTTTCCGAAAAAGGAACGCTTCATGTTGGTAAAGGACATCTACGAGTTTTCAAGGGAAATCGTCACAAAGCTGATAGCGGCAAACGACTATATGCTTGCGGATGAAGAACAGAGAAAGCTCCGTCTCAGGTATCAGCTTGAAGCAGTTACCGCTTGTAAGAATCTCCTCTTCCTTGTTGAACAAGCGTATGAGGAAAATTATATCAGCAGCGGAAGTTGTGTTTATTGGACTCAGCTTATCAGCGATGTTAAGAACATGACCTTAGCATGGTACAAGAAAGATAAACAGCGATAACCACAATGGGGTGTGCCTTGTCGCTTGAACGCCTAACTACTCGAACGCCAACAACGCTCGGAATGTCAACTCGGATGGTAGTTTGAACAACAACAATGCTTACAATGGTAACAATGGCGTTCGTCCCGATTTGGTGGATAATCGAGTCTGAGTAACCGAAAGGCGAAAACAGAGACCCATCATCAAAGGAAGGTGCATTCCTTCTCCTATATGGGGATAAACACATGAATGTCGATGCAAGGGCTTTGATTTTATCAACGCACAAGCTATATACGGCGTGGAATTATTATGTATTACGAGAAAATCTACGGATTTGATAACTTACACAAAGCGTTTAAGTTGGCTCGTAGAGGTAAGAGATGGAAACCCGCAACGGCTCGGTTTGAGGTAAATCTCTTAGAGAATCTACTCAGATTGAGTCGGGAATTACAGGATAAGACTTATGAGCTATCAGAATATCACACCTTCAAGGTTTATGAGCCGAAAGAACGAGATGTTATGTCGAACTCATTCAGAGACAAAGTAGTGCAACACTCGCTTTGCGACAATGTTCTTGAAATCCTGTTGCGAAAGAACTTCCTC